CACCCCCACCGCCCCGGCGGCAGGGATCGGCGAAGGCGTCACCCGTGCCCCCTCCGGGCCGGTCAGTCGGCTCATCACGCCGGGACGGATGCTGTCCCTGCGGCGCGAGCTGCGATCCAAGTCCAACGAAGAGCTTCAGCTCATGTTCGCCGAGCAGGCGGCCCAGAAGGACACGGGCGTCCCGCTGGACATGTGGCTGAACCGTAGCGGTTTCGCCGCGCAGGAGCGGTTCGGCGGCATCCATGGGCAGGTCGATCCCGACATCAGCCGGGCCATCGACACCAGCTCGGCCTCGGCCCTGATCCGGCAGGATCTGGAGCCGCTCCTGTACGAGCTGTTCGTCCGGGAGTTCCCGGGCTTCGAGCGGATGCGCAAGGAGCCCGCCAACGGCCTCACGCACACGTGGAACCGCATCACCGCCTACGGCGACGCGCAGTTCATGGGTGAGCTGGGCACGGTCACCGACGACAAGCAGACCTACGACCGCAAGACGACCAACGTCGCGATCCTCGCGACCCGGCGTGGCGTCTCGCTGAAGTCGAAGTTCGCGGTCATCGCTGGTGGCATGTCCTACAACCCGGAGCAGCTGGAGCTGGAGGGCGGCCTCCGGGCGATGGCCCACAAGATGCAGTACCAGATCTTCAACGGCCATTCGTCCGACTCGGGCGGCACGGCCTCGAACGAGCTGGGCCTGTACGACGCCAACGCCTTCACCGGCCTGCGCTCGATCCTGAACACGGCCCGGGCGATCAACGTCGATCCGGAGTCGAACCCGACTCTCGCCGGGAACATGCGCCGGGCGATCAATCAGGCCGTCATCCAGATCATGCAGCAGGGCGGACGGCCGACCATCGTGTGGGGCCATCCCTTCACGAAGGAGCAGTTCGACAACCAGCAGGACTCGAACGTCCGCTACAACGACACCTTCGTCAATGTCGCCGTTGGCGTCGTGACGAACGTCGTGAACACGGCGGCCGGTCCTCTGCCCATCGCGGTCATCCCGGGCGACGGCATCGGGGCCTACACGAAGGATGCGAACTCGCTCGAAGTCAGCGAGAACGCGGTCGCCGACGGCTCGTCCGTGCGCGACCTGTACGTGCTGGACGAGCGGACGATCAGCCTGCCGTACCTCGGTACGGACGGTCCGACCGTGCTCGACATCCCGATCGGAATCTCGGGCCAGCTCACCCATCTCTACATCATCTTCGGGATGTGGGGACTCGCGGTGAAGGCCGACCTGTTCCAGAACAAGGTCCGCGTCAAGCGGTCTGCGTTCGACACCTGAGCCTCGGCTCACTGAGCGGGGAGGGCCTTCGGGTCCTCCCCCGCTTCCCGCTGGGAGGGCCGCATGACGCTCTACGTGACGCCTGCGAAGTACCGGACGATGGGCTTCGGCATCGATCTCGATGACCCTGACGACGCCGTCGAGGACTTCGAGCTGGCTGCCATCCTCGACCGGTCCGGGGCGATCGCCGAAGGCTACTGTGCCGTCCCGACCATCCCCCGCAAGCACTCATTCCTCGGCGGAGAGATCACGACGACTGCACCTGAGCAGCACCCGTGGAGGATCCCCGAGAACGACTTCGACATCGGCAGTCGACGGGTCTACCTGTACCACTGGCCGATCAAGGAGGTCACGCAGTTCCGGGTCAAGGTCACGAACACGCAGTACGTCGAGCTGGCCCCGAGCGAGATCTTCATCAACAACACCGAGCGGTACATCGAGGTCATCAGCCTCGCGTTCACCGGAGTCGGCCTGTTCGGGGCGATCCTCCCGAGTCTTGGCCTGATGCGCCCGGTCGCCGAGATCGCCTACAAGTACGGGCGGACATTCGAGCAGCCGGAGGAGCGCCTGTACCCGACCGACGCCCGCACCTACCGCGGGCTCAACCAGTTCTGGTTCTCCTCGCCTGCGCCTTCCGTGGAGGTCAATGGTGCTGTCCAGACGACCGGCTACTCCGTTGACCACGAGGAAGGGACGGTCATCTTCGACACCCCGCTGGCGGTTGGCGCGAAGGCGTCAGCGACGTACAGCTTCCCGCTCCCGCCGGAGATCCGCGACGCGATCGGACTGATCGCGACCCACCTGCTGGGCGAGCGCGAACTCCAGAAGCGCGGGATGGAGGGCGTCGACTCCATCAAGGTCGGCGAGGTCACGATCAAGAAGAGCGACCCCAAGCTGTCGGCGGAGAACATCGACTACTTCGAGCCCGAGGCGGCGTGGCTGCTCAACGGCTTCAAGTTCCCGACGGTCAGGTGATCCGATGCCCTCGACCCTGCTCACCGCACGCCAGCTGAAGGCCATCCAGAAGACCGCCGTGCTCGGGATGCAGACGGACGTCCAGATCTTCCGGTCGACGCCGGACACCGGGCTCGATCTCACGGATGACCCATATGGGTCCTCACCGGGTGCACCAACCGAGATCTCCCCGGCCGTCGGGGTCCACGGCTGGTTGCATTCGACCCCGACGCCGATGGCAACAGTCGACGCGGGACAGATTATCACCGTCAACACCTACCGGCTGTGGGTGCCGGTCGAAACCGACATCCAGCCCCGGGACCGGGTGGTCATCAACGGGCACACCTACGTCGTCTCGGACACCACGGCCGACTCGACGTGGCCCGCCCTCCTGAGCTGCTCACTGCGTCTTGCGGAGTAGACCATGGTCTTCGATCCCAGCGTCTTCATCGAGGCCATCGAGCAGGCGGCCGAAGATGCTGTCAAGGCTGGCCTCAGCCAGATCACAGAGCGGGCGAGGCACAAGGCCCCGGTCCGCAGGATCTTCAAGGGCGACCGCAAGATCGGCTTCAAGGGGGCGGTCGGCGTTCAGGACCTCCAGCTCAACGAGTCGAAGGGTCCGGCGTTCAGGTACGCAGAACGGGCCGCCACCGCTGTCGGCTTCCTGCACAGCGGACGGGCATATGCCAGCCCGACGTTCAGGTCCATCCAGTCGACCGGCCGTCTGGCCGGTGACGTCAAGCGCAACCGGGACGCCCAGCGGACAGTCGATCTGGAACCCGAGGAGCGCATTCCAGCGCGTGGTCGGCCCAACAGCCGTCGACCGGTCATCCGGGTCGAGGGGCTTGGGCGGGTCACCGGCAACTTCAGGGAGCTGAGCGAGCCCGGAAAACTCGCCATCAGCCAGATCTACACCCGAGTGAACGGCCGGACGGCCCGGGGCGACCTCACGTCGGCGCTGACGGCGCGTGGTCGCTACGAGCTGAAGACAGGTCGGGCGGTCACTCCCGAAGGTGAACTCGGCGGGACGCTGCGGGACTCGATCCATTCGGAAGGTCCCTTCGTGTCGCGTGGAGAGGTCTACGGGTTCGTCAGTGCGGCGGCCTTCAACGAGAAGGGCTTCAACTACGCACTGGCGCAGGAGATCGGGACGGCCCACAACAGGCCCCAGCCCTACCTCCGGCCCGCGCTGCGGGAGCTGCGAGACCAGATCGTCAGTGCCCAGCGCAATGCCCTCGGCACGGCGCTGAAGAACGCCAAGAACGGGAGTCGGAGCAACCGGGGGTTCCGGCGAACGTTGAAGCTTCAGGTCCAGTTCGTGGACTTCAGCCGGATCTGGGAGGTCCAGTAGTGCCGACCACATCCGCCCCCATCAAGCGAAGCGTCGTCTCCACGATGCGTGGGAACGCACCCTTGAAGGCCGCTATCGTAGGCGGGATCCACGAGGGCTTCGCTCCCGAGAAGACCCGATACCCGTTCCTCACGTACAACCTCGTGACCGCTCCCTATGCCGACCTGTGGGGCTCGCGGATCATCGTGGCGCTGGTGGACGTGTTCGCCTTCGCGGAGAACCCGGTCGACGCCAACAACGTCGACCAGCTCATCCTGACCTCACTCGATGGAGCGATGCTGTCGGTGGATGGGCAGTCATCCCTCATCTGTCGTCGGGTGGCGGACCTCGGTGGTCCTCCTCAGCTCGACTCAGAGGGGAAGAAGATCTACCAGATCGGCGGCTCGTACGAGATCTGGACGGACCAACCTCTCTGAAGGGAGCTGACCGCATATGGCTGCCAACGACGGCATCAAGCTCCACGGCAAGAATGGCGCGATCTACTTCGACGGTCCCAAGGGTGGGGGCGGGTCGAAGAAGGTCGCGACCAAGACCGAGTGGACGCTCAACCTCAACCGTGACTACGTGGACGCCACGGTCTTCGGCGATGTCAACAAGACCTACCTCGTGGGCCTGAAGGACATTCAGGGGACCTTCAACGGCCTCCTCGACGTCTCGGGCGACCTCATCGTCAACGCCACCGACTCGGACGCGGTGCAGGTCTACCTGTATGGCGACGATCGGACGTCGTTCGAGCTGCTTCTCGCCCACGGCCCGGCCCTGATCGACGCCTCGATCACGGCATCGAACACGGATGCGATCCGCATGAGCGGCAACTTCCGTGCGGCCGGTGCGTGGACCGTGTTCAACGCCGGGACTCTCTGAGCCTGACCTGAGCACCTGACAATAGGGCGGGTGGACCCGGTACGATCCCTCCCCGAGTCCACCCGTCGCCCCCCCTTCACTCCAAGCCGGAGGAGGTCCCGGTGCCGCACGGCATCTTCCAGAGGTTGTCCGGCGTCAAAGGTCGGATCACCATCCCAGCTCTTGGTGCTCACATTGGCACCATGAACCAGTGGGAACTGCGGCGGCGCGGAGGAGACGACGACCCGAAGTCGGGTTCGTACGACCTCCGCGCCGTCTTCGCGTACATCAACCCGCACCTGTTCCACGATGACGACTACGAGAAAGAGGTCATCATCGAGTTCGGACGCGGGGTCCAACGTTTACAGCTCCGGGTTCACATGGTCGATGCCGAGGAAACGGTACTCCGCGACCGAACCCTGCTGATGAAGGGAGTCTCGATCAGTGAGTACAGCGACGAAGCCGAAGCTCGATCTGCCGCAGCCCTCTGACCAGCCCGCCGTCGTGCGGGCCGAGATCCGGGGCCGCGTCTACACGTTCACCGAGCTGGAGATCGGCGACTACGACAAGCTTGTCACGAAGGCCACGAAGCGCGAGACCGATCCGGAGACCGGTGTCGAGGAGGAGATCATCGACAACGTCCTGCTGATGCGGCTGATGCTCGACAAGGTGGTCGACCCCAAGCCGCCGCAGGAGATGATCCACACCGGGACTCGCATGTACCGGGCCTTCTCTCGGATCGTCAACGAGCTTCACTACGGCGATGAGCCGGTGAAGATCCTGAAGGACGACGACGGCGAGAGTGGCGACGGGCCAGAGGAGAAGCCCACGGGAAACGCATGACGCTGCGGGAGTCCGCCGTCATCACTGCGAAGTGGTGGGGCATCCTCCCGCACGTGGTCTGGCGGTACCCGTTCCGGTACTTCAAGGAGCTGCGCGATGCTTACCTCGCGACGCTCCAACCCCCGAGGAAAGAGGACGAGGGAGATTCGGTCGACTGGAGGTCGGCCGATGCCCGGGAGAAGGTGATCGAGTTCGACCGGGAACTCTTCCGAGGGGACGCGCTCTGAGCAGAGGAGCGACCGATGGCTGACCAGACAATCGACGCCATCAAGGTACGTCTCGGTGTAGACACCAGCTCGATCGAGTCTGGTGTCCGCACCGCGAATGAACAGCTGGACAAGATCGGGTCGAAGACCCGCGTCGTTCGCGTGCGCGTCGAGGCGGTTCGATCCGGGGCTGGCAACGAGCGGTCGCTCCACTCCTACATGAAGACCGCCCGGGCGGAGGCGAAGTCTGGCATCGAGGTCCCCATCGCGGTCAAGCCGACCGAGACCGGGGAGTTCGGCGTCGGGAAGCTGCGGACGAAGATCGCCAAGTCGCTCGCGGCCGACGGGGGCGTCAACGTCCCGATCAAGGTCAAGCTCTCCGCCGCCGACGCGGCCAAGATCCGCAAGGACATCTCGACCCAGATCGGCACGGTCGACATCTACTTCAACTGGATCGCCAAGAACAAGCCCGAGCCGCCCGCTGGCGGTGCGACGGCTGGTGGTGGCGGTGGAGGCGGTGGCGGCGGCGGGGGCGGCTCGACCGGAGCACCTGCGGCCGCAGGGGCTACGACACCAGCTGGACGTGGCCGCCAGCCCGGCGAGACCCGGAAGCAGGCACAGGAGCGCCATCGCGCTGAGCACGCGGCACGGACCGCGCAGGATCGAGCTGCCCGCGAGGGCACCAAGACCGCTGACGCCCAGCGCGAGGCCGCGCTGAAGGAAATCGCCGAGCTGAAGAAGGCCCGCGATGAGCTGGTCGCTGGCGCAGGGCTGGCGACGGGTGCCCCGGACAAGCCCCAGCGGACGGACACGCAGAAGCGGCTCGACAAGGAGATCGCCGACCAGCGCAAGATCGCCAAGGACGCCGAGGACCGCGCCTCCAAGACGGAGTCGGCCAAGGTCCGTGAGCGGGCGCAGCGGGCCGCTACCCGGGCTCGTGACAAGGTCACCGAGCTGGAGAAGGAGCGTCGCGTCGAAGCGGCGCGTGTGCGGGCTGAGCGCCGGGCTGCTGCGCCCGAGGCACCGGTCACGACGACCCCGGCGGCTGGTGAGACAGCCATGGGCGGGACGGGCAGCCGTCCCCCGCAACCGCGTGCCCCGAGGACGGCCAAGGGCGCTCCGGCGACTGGCACGGCCACGTCCGGCGCGACAACCGCGCCCGGGTACGTCCCCCACAAGGGCACGCCGCTGGAGGCCCGCCACACCAAGGGCTACCGGACGTCCGATCGCCCTCGCGGCTTCGGCGCGGACTACGACTACGCCGAGGGGCTCGACGCCTCCACGACCCGGCTCCAGCAGGCCATCGGGGAGTCGCAGGCGCAGGGTGGGCGCGAGGAGGCGATGGCCGCCTTCGTCCAGAAGATGCGCGACGCGGGCGTCGATCCGGCCGATCCCGACGAGGCCAAGGGCTACCTGTCACGGATGAAGGGATCGACCCGGCGGCGCATGTTCCAGCGCCTCGGGCCTCCGGGCGCTGAGGGCGATCCGCTCGATGATCCCCAGCAGCTGGCCGCCTTCCTCGGCAGCCTGAAGATCAGCGGTGAGCACTACGGCGGGCAGGTCGAGGTCTCCGGCGGCCGGGTCGCGAACCGGTTGGCCGGTGCGCGCAAGGGTGGCAAGGCTGGCGGCGGCGGGGCGATTGCGGGCACGAAGGGTGCCTCAACGGCTGCCACTCCGATCCGTCCAGAGGACATCGAGATCCCCGTCTGGGGTCAGGAGTACATCGAGGAGGCTCGCAGCAGCCTCTACCCGGTGGGTCAGTACGGGCCGCCCGGACCCGGCCAGATCATGGCGAACGAGTCCGGCCAGTACGAGATGGGGAAGACGAAGTCCGGCAAGCCGATCCTGATGACGGCTGCCGGGGCGGCGGAGAAGCTGGGTCGCGAGAAGTTCCAGACCGAAGAGGCCGAGGCGCTGAAGCGTCGGCAGGCAGCGGCCGAGCGGACCATCGGTGCCCGGCCTCCGGAGACTGAGGACGTTGAGAAGGCCCGCAAGCAGCGCGAGGCCGCCGACGCTGCCGAGGCCGCTGACCTCAACAAGCGCCGCGCTGTCATCCGCAAGCGGCTCATCAAGGAGGGTGTCCCGACCGCCGTCATGGCGGAGCGCATCGAGGCCGAGCTGCATCCGCGCCCGGTCGTCGCCCCGAAGGTTGAAGCCGCCCCAAAGATCGATCCCTACAAGCTCCAGATGCTGCCCGGCGGCGGCTCGGCGTTCTCGCCGAAGTACCCGATCGCCCTCGCTCAGTCGATGACCGCCCGGCTGGGCAAGCTTCGCCGTGCCGCTGGGCTGCCGCGCCTGTCGATGGACGAAGAGATGCGCGCCTTCGGCAAGGCCAAGCTGTCGGCCGAGATGCGCGAGGACGAGGGTATGCCTCGCCTCACTGCCCGGGCCGAGGGCGGTCAGGCCCGGTTGAACCGCGATGTGGTCGGTTCCCCGGTCTCCGACATGCTCGGCAACTACAAGCATCAGGGCAAGGGCGAGTACAACCCGTTCGATGAGCTGGGCGATGACCTGTTCGACCCCACTCGCCAAGCGTCGATCCCGGATGCGCTGCTGAAGCGGAAGGTTCGTAAGCACGCCGAGGGCGGCGGGATGAAGTTCACGGACATGTCGCCGGGCGTATCCGGGCGGCTGTTGCAACTGCTCCA